GACGAGAACTTCGGTGCTCGTTTTATACTTGATGATTCAAGCAAGATTACAGGTGACGGAACGGTTGATGCGTCAGATATCACGGATAACGCAGGATATCAGGTTGCGACAGGTGGTACGGAACAGTACAAACCGACTGACCTCGATGACCTGTTGGCTCAAATCACCGATGTTGAATATAACATCGTATTCACTGACCAAATCGGTGCTTCGGGTGCTGGTGCTACGAATAACAAGGTTATCGCACACCGTAACACTCAGGCGAAGTTCGATAAATTCGTGTATGTTGGGGCATACGACTCGAAAGTGAAGTTCAACGACTCACTGGGTATGGCGAAACAGTTCAACAACGCATACGTGGTTTGCGTTCATGGTGGTATCGGTACTGCGAGCGACTTTGTTGCTTCAAAGGTACGCTGGTGGGGTGTTTTCTACAATCTGTGTCAGGTCATTGGACGTGTCAGCGGCAAACCTCCTTATATCCCCGTTACCAACAAGACAATCGGTGGTGATAAACTTCAGCACATTCCTGACGAGAAGGAAATGGAAAAGGCTGTTAAGGCTGGTTTGGTTGTGGTTTATCCGAACCCGTATCTCGGTCGTTTCGTGGTCTTACAGGGTGTTACAACTTTGCAAGATAACAAAACATTATTCAACAAAAAGGGTCTCTCATTCAGCATCCAGTTCATGCGTGTTATCGCACAGTTGAACAAAGAGTGTGTGGTGAATGCAGAAATCGACCTGTTGGGTGATGAAAACGGTGTGAACTTGAATACCTTGTCAAAAGGTGCTCTTGAGACTTGGACAATCAATTTCTTGCAATCACGTGTGGCAACCGCTAATCAGGACAACTTGATACAGCGTTTCCAGAATGTAGTTGCAACCCGAATTGAGGACTACTACGATGTTACCTATGAGGTGGTGGTGAACAGCGAAATCACTAAGATTTTCTTCACTGGATTCTTACTTAAAAATTAAAAGATATGGCAAGAGGAAGAGTTTTTACAGCACCGAAAGCGTTTATCAAAATAGATAACGAGGTTGCAGGATACGTCCGCAACCTGACTTTCTCAGAGAACGTACAGCGTGCAAATGTACAGGGACTCGGCAGCCTGACTTATCAGGAGGCTCCCCCTGTGGTTTACACTTGTCAATGGAGTGTTTCCCAATACTTCATCTCGTTCAATACTCCGATTATGAAGAAGATGCTGAAAAAGTTCGGAAGCATAGCGGAGATTAAGAACAGTTTGGTTCTGGGCGACATTGCGTTCGACATCACGGTGTATGCTAAGACGGTATCAAGCGAAGACGCTGCGACGAAACTTGTTACCGAAGTTGATAACACGGGTGAAACCATTGCTCGTCTCCAAGGCTGTCTGCTGAACACACAATCGTTCAGCGTTCAAGAGGCTGGTCTTGCGGGAACCGATATCAGTGGTATTTATCTTGAACCAATCAGCATGGCAGGGTAATCCTGCCTTGCTTTAAATAAGAAACGATTATGATAAAAGATGAAGTAACAATTGAAATCAAGGGTCACAGTTACCCTGTGAAGTTCCCCACAGTGGGACAGTTCTATCAGATTGAGGCGATGAAGCAAAGCCTGTCAAGAGGCTTCTATAACTCGATGGTCATGAGTCCTTCAGTTCAGGCTCAACACGCTTTGGACATGATTGACATTGAAGCAGCCATTGTGGTTCTTTGTCCTAAACTGATAGAGGACTTGAAAGTGAAGAACTTTTCAGAACTTGACGTCAGGGATTATAAACTTATCCGCGATGAATACTTCAAGACTGTTGCTCCGTTCTTCAAGGAAATTACTGAACTGCTTAAAGGCGAAGAAAGTGATGACGTAAAGAAAGAGGAGTAACATGAGACGTTCTGAACTGATACAGGGTGTGGTCAGTTGGAATAATAGATTCCCGTTGGACAGGTGGTGGCGAATAAAGCATAATGTTTCATTTATGTCCCCTGAACATCGGGAATCTTCTTTTATATATCAACTCCTTGAGTTCGAGGAAGACAAGTTGTATTTAAAGGAGTTTCAGGCTGAACACGAGAAGAATAAAGATAAGTACATTCCCGGAATTGGGGATATCTTTAAGGCTCCGACTACGATTGAGGACTTTTCTACTGAGGCTGAAAGAGAAATTGAAGAAATGCTTAAATTAGAACAAAATGGCGGAAGACAAGAGAATACGGGTATCGGCTGATGCGTCACCGCTTCAGGAACTCCGACAGAACGCCCAAGCCTTGTGGAACGACTTCAACAAAATGGAAAGCGAGTTCAAAAACATCGCTGAACAAACGGTTGGAGTCATCCAAAAGCAAATCGACCTGTTAAAGGAGCGAAACGCTCTCGCAGGGGGAATGCAAGGTGGGCTTCCTAATGATACCCCGACTGAAAGAAGACCGACGCTTATAGACCCTTATACTGGGCGACCTTTAAGCGGTGGAGGGGGTGCGGTTACTCCGGGAACCTCTGGTCGTGCTCTGAACACTCAATTGACCGAACGCCAGCAAACGACTCTCGATAAAATACTGTCAGAAGTTGTACGGATAGCAGACTTGATGGAAAAGACCCAGAGGGATGACACTAATGGAGTCTTGCCAACAGGTAGTGGAGGAGAACCCCCACAACCCCCTGCGCCCGAAACTCCTGATGTACCTACTCTTGGGCAGGGAGGCGGTGCTGGACTGTTTGGTAAAGGGTTCAAGATGCCTACGAGTATGAGCGGATTGATGGGAATGCTTCCTTTCGGTGCGCTTATCATGGGGATTGGTACGATATTAGGTCAGCAAGCGAAATATGAGTCTGCTCAGTACGGTGCTGAAAATGAATTCCAGCGTCGGAATAACAGGGGGAATCATTGGTTGCTGAATATGCTGACATTCGGTATATCCGGAGCCGAAGCCGAAAAGAAGGAAGTTGGTCGTAATGCGGCAACCCAGAACGATAGAGCGTTGGGTGATTATTCCGCTCTACATCGTATGTCCTATCGACAAGCGTTGGGAAGCCAATTCCTTGATTCATTCGGGGATAATGTTGATTATGTTACGGGTGGAAACACAACGTACCATGATTATAAGATGGCGACTGACTGGTCATACAGGCAGAAACAATCTGAACCGAAAGACCCAACAAAACTTGATTTATCAATGCTTGCTTTCCCAAGAACTGAGCAAGACGCAAAAGGTTGGAAAGAATGGGAACATGGTCAGAAGGTACAGCAGTTGAGGAATGCTGATAAGGCTGGGCTGGTAACGGACAGGGATGAACTTCCTACATGGGCTTCACGGACGCTGGGGTTGAATATGACAGACTATTTGTCGCAGGTTACAACTTTACAGAAAGCAGGAGCCTATGAACGGAACACTTCGCTTCATGATGTGAACCAACTGTTAATGGCTGGTAAGATTAGAGGCTTATCGGAAGATGACGCTGCTTCGGTGTTGGCGACAACCCGTTTTGACCGTTCAGGTCGTACAGGAGCCAACGTCGTACAGGCTTTCGACACTAACTTACAGGGTCTCGGAAAGAGTGACCAGTACATTGCGTCGACACTTGGGGAGTACCTACAATCGTTCAACCGTATGGCGGAAAATGTTCTTAACAGGACAGGTGGAATCAATACGGCTGGAATTGTACGTTCGATGACAAGTATCCAGAACGCTACTGGGATGGAGGGTCGCCAATTAGAGCGTGTACAGAACTCTTTGATGGGAAACAATATAAGTCAAGATGACGTCAGCCAAGCGTTGCTTTTGAGAACCGCAAGAGAGGTTGCTGGTCCCGATGCTCAATTATCGGATTTACAAGCGATGATTGAACAGATGCCGGAGAAACCTGAACTTCAGCAACAGTTCTTTGAAAGAATACAGAAGATGACGGGTGGTGGTGAAATGGGTCGACAGGTGATGAAGTCAATCTTCCCTAACTTGTCAATGACCGACATCATTGATTTGGAAAAGGCAACCGGAAACGATGCTCAGAAGATATTCCGACGTGGTCGTTCAACGGGTGCTGAATATTCTGAAGCGGAGGCTCGAAGTATGGTTGGTGACATCGCTGCTTCTACTGCCGCAACTCAGAACAGAAAAATCAAGGACGGATATGAAGAAATCCTTGGTGGAAAAGGTTCTATTGCTGCGGTTGTTAAGGCTATTAAAGACGAGGGTCCGATACCTGTTACAATCGTGGCTCCCGCTCCCGGAAGCGCAGGTTCTGGTTCAGGGCAACAGGGTGGCTTCCCTGCCTTACAACTTACCGATGAACAGTTACAGAAACTTCGGGAATCTGTTGCCGCTGGAACGAAGGATGGAGTGACCAAAGCGTTGAATAATTTAACAATCACTCAAGAATAAGGGTTATGGCAGAAGAGGAAAAGAAAATACCACCATATTCGACCGATTGGTTTAAGGGAATTGGAGATAGTCGCGAGGCAGCGACTATCCAAGATTTCCTTGACGACTTGAAGAAACAGGGGTATCAAGAAGACTTGACTGTCGACGACTTCTTAAAGTTTTCAGACGGTCACTGGACAAATGCGGAGATAATAATCAACAATTATTCTCCGCTTATGAAAGAGAAATATAAGAGCGAAATAGAGCAGAATAAGCCACCGTTGATTCCTATCGGTACTTGGTACGCTATACCGAACAAACAGATAACAACCGAACTTCAAGAGATACTTGCGTCCGACCTGTTTATGCGCCAGTATAGCAGTTTTTCGGCTTTCTGGTCGGATAAGCAAGCCGAACTTTTGACAGACCCCGAGTATGTTCCTTGGGATTCACCTACGAACAATGGGGACTCAAGTAGTTCGAAGCCTATCAATGACTCGTATGCAGCACGGAAGCGTGCGGCAGCATTGGGTTCGGGTGATGAGAATAAGGAGTATCATGTTCAGATGAAGGCATTGAATATCAAAGTGTGGGTATATTCTCACGCTTTCGGTAAGATATACGACATCAGTTCATGGATAAGAACCTGTTCGACTCAAAAGGACTTTCAAATGGGGACATTCTCTTTCGAGTTGGTTCCTACTGATACGCTAACAATACAGACATTCGGGGATGATTTCGCTAACCATTTCAACATCACTGATAAGCGAGGGAGTATCAATCGTGATTGGTTCTCGAAGTTTATACAGCATAATGACATGGTCTTTATACGGTTCGAGAAACTGAAGAAAGAGAAGTACGAAGACCAAGGGAAGCGACAGTCGAGCACACACGTCGTAGAACCGTCAGAATTGAATAACAAGTTGATATGGGATATGATGGGGTTGGTTGATACCGTTTCAACGAATGTAGATGCCAATAGCACTGATTATGCGGTGAACGTAAATGGACGAGACCTGTCGAAGTTGTTAGTTGAGGATGGCTCCTACTTTATTCCGTTGAAATTTGTTGAGGGAAGTCCCGACCGTTGGTTCTATGGTGGAGACCCGTCTTCATCGTGGTTCAAGCGTAATATGGTGACAGGTTCTTACGACTATTATTTTGCGTATGAATTCCAGAAAATTGATACGGTATCATCGTTCATTATTGACCAGTTGTCTAACATAGGTATCGTTCCTGACAGTATCTTTGCTCATTGCGCTCAACGTCCGGAAGCACGAGGGGTATGGCAGATGATAAAGTTGTGGGTAGATTCACAACTATCAGACAGACGTATCGTTGACCGTTCACTGACGAACCCCGAAGGAACCCTGATGGATTTCTTCAATAAGATTTGTCAGCAACCTTTCGTTGAATTTTGGGGTGATACGTGGGGGAATGAATACGACCTCATGGCTCGCCAGCCACCGTTCACGAAGACAGCGATACAAAGTGTCGTTAATTCGAAACAGTATGTTGGGGTAGAGCCGAAGGATTTACTGTCGTATTCTCTTGAGTACGATAACCGTGTTTATGCTTGGTACAGGATAATGCCTCAGAATGCTTTGACAGGCAGTTCACAGTTTTCATCATTGGCGTTGGTTCCTATTATCTTCCTGAATGAATACGTGGAGCGTTTCGGAAATAAGCGGTGCATTACGAATGACATTTATCTGTCAGAAAAGAGCCTGAAAGGAAAGGACGATGAGAAGAATATCAACACAATGTCGCAAGCCTTATTGAATGACCTGTTATACGTTGTGGAGACGACCTGCTATCTTCCGTTCACTCGTAAAGGAACGATAACGCTGAATGGGGATAGACGTATCAAAGTAGGGACGTTCATTATCTTAGAATCCACGCAGGAGTTGTTCTATGTTACAGCCGTAAACAATACAATATCGTTCACGAACGATGCCATTGACCGTGTTACGGTGTTGACAGTTGAAAGAGGAATGTTAGTTGAGTATATCACGAATGCTTCTAACAACTATTTCAATATCGTGGATATAGACGGGATACGAGCCGACATTCAGAAACGTGACCCAAAGCATAAGGATGAAACGATTGCTCCTTCTTCTACGAAGTTTGGAGTCAATTCGAGTGTGTTTAACTTCTTCTTAAAAAGAGAAATGTTTAAAGATGGCACAGATTAGGCTTAAGAAAGTAGGAAAGCAAGGAGTTTCCCCTGTACGCAAACAGGGGACAGTCCAGCAAACAACTGGGTTCGGATATGTATTGATTCCGGAGGGGGTTGACCGAGATAAGTTCGTTGACACCTGTTTCAGAACCAACAAGATATCTATCATTGATGATAGCGAGGGGAATATTATTCACGAGTGCTTTATTTCAAACGAGGCTCTTCAGAACATACAGTTTCCTCGAAAAGTTGGTGAAAAGGGAACTCCAGTAATGTGGATTTCACAGTCGTACATGAACCAACCGATGATAGTTGGTACGTTTGTTGCAACGAATGGAAGAATCCCTATGAGAAGCGATGAAGAGTTTTCAATCCTTCGGGAATGGGACAAGGGTTCTTTAAGCATTACAGGTAGTGCAAAGAGAGGAACCCTGTTCATCAATGTCAGGGGGCAACAGTTCGGAACGCTTAAGATAAATGCGCTTGGGGATGAGAACGCTCTTCTTGAGGTTGGTTCAACGGGTACAGTGAAAGTGACTGCGAGTAAGAAAGCCGAAATAGAGGCTTTTGAAGAACTCACTGCAAAGATGATTGACCCTGTCACCGAAAATGAGTCGGGAATAAGCGTCAATAAGGAAGAAATGAGTGTGTTTGCTACGTATGGTGAGGACGAGGACAAAGACTTCTCAAAAACGACCATAACGGAGCAAGGGTTCGTGACCGAAACAAAGGTAGGCGACACCGATTACAAACACACAGTAAATGGAAGCAAAGCCGAAACCACGATATTCGATTGCACCCTACGTTTTGAGGACAAGAAAGTGACTCTTTCTCAAGGAGAAGCGATGATTGAAATCAGCAATGGGAAAATGGCGATTATCAATGGGGGTACAGGTTTGAACGAGTTGTTGACGAAGATTGTGGATGCGATAGCAACATTGACCGTTTCAACGGCTGTTGGTCCGAGTGGCACACCGTTACCGCCTACAATCCAGAAGACGACTGAATTGAACAGTTTATTGAAACAATTCTTTAATAAATAAGAGATTATGCCATTAAATAAAACAGCACTCGCACAATCAATATTGAAATTGATGACAGACGCGAGAAAGGAAACCGAGATTGATGATAGTAAGTTCGCGAACGGGTTGGCAGACGCAATTGACGCTTTTGTCAAGACGGGTGAGGTTCAGGCTGGAATCCCTGTTTCGACCGCTGGTACTGCTGCGGCTCAGACAGGTGCTACGACTGGTCCAGGAAAAATATTGTAACGATTTACTATATTTGTAGAAAAATTTAAAGATATGTCTGCATTAGATACAGTTATGAACATGGCGAAGTCAATCGGGAGACAGGCTCTTGCGAGCCTGTATCCCAACGACTTCGAATGGTACATGGTTGCTTTGGAACTTGCGGATAGTGATGACAATACGATAGATTATCTGACATTCCCTATTATGCCGGATTCTATCTCGAAGACTGAACCTACTCGAACGAATATCAAGAAGTCAATGGCTGGAGTAACAGTATTGTCGACTCCTTCCTATTCGCCTCAGGAAATTAACATTAAGGGGAGTTTTGGTCGTCAATTCAAAATTCTGATAAATCCAAAGCCAGATGTGAGCATTAACTCTTCAAGTAAGAGCGTGAGTGCTGGGAAATACCACCTGTTCGACATCACAAAGAAAAGCGGTTCAATATCGGGACTCGCCTTTTCGAACTTTAACCTGAACGTCAAGACGGGTTATGGTGTGATGAAGATATTACAGGCTATGGCAAGTAAAAGTGTGGGTCTTGACGATAAGGGCAAGCCGTTGCGTCTGTACTTCTATAACATGGCACTCGGGGAGAGTTATCTTGTGGCTATTCCACCGAGCGGAGTACAGTTCTCTCAGGACTTGTCGAAAAACATGATTTGGAATTATAATCTGACGTTGATAGCGTTGGCTCCGCTGGAGGCGGTATCTAACAAGAATAACAAATTGTTGCTTGATAAGTTACTTCCTTCGATGATACAGACGGGAGTGAGTGAGGTCGCTTCAGTGGTCACAGACGCTTTGCAACCTGTAACTGAAACAGTATTGGAGGGATGGTTATGAGAGACGCATTAGAGACCTTTAAGAAACAAACAGGGTACGACATTCAGTCGTTCTTTGAGTCGTTTGCGCTGTTCGCGAATTCCTACTATCCTCTGATAGTTGCATACTATACAGGTCAGGACGATATTGACATCGGGGATTCATTCGGACGGCTTGATACGCTGTTAAAACAGTCACGAGAGATTGAACCCCTGTTCACGCTCAAGGCAACAGGCTTGGCGAGAGTAGATTCATGGGAGTTGCTTGATATGTTCACGGAGTGTCAAACGAAGTTGTGGACGATAGATAATTCATCACGATGGTTGCGCTCGGCTATCATTGGACGGTACGGTATGAACGTTGCACTTCAGAGGGTTCTCAAGACTCGTGAGACGTTTGAGAATGTATCGTCACAGTTAGGTTCGAACAATCCTCAGGATGATTGGGTTGATATCGCAAGAAACAACTTGGTAGAGGAAGAGGACTACGATGCTAACAAGGGTGGAGGAATGTTCAAAATCAACATTCGTACTACGGGAAATTTCAACATTCCTAACATCGTTGATAATCTTGATTCTGAGAAGATACTCGGAAAGGACATTGATAAGAACTTTCGGTTCGAAAATGATGACTTGGCGACACTTGAATACGAGGCAGCGATAGGACAGGCACTTGACACTATTATCAATTCGTTGAAAGGTTCAATTCCGGAGTTCCCGGATTATGGGCTTCCTAACGAGGCAATCGGTAGTTCGGTGAACGCTATACAGTATCCGTCCCTATTCAAGCATCTTGTCAATATGTTTCAGAGGGAC